GATGTAAACCATTTAATGTTAAAAATTATAAAAAACAAAATAAAAGAACTAGAAAGAAGTGATAGTAATGAATAAAGAAGATTTATTTAAAGAGATTATGAAACTTCCTAAAGTAGAAAAAAATTAATCCAATAAGTACTATGAACAGTATTAATGTTGATGATTTAATGAGTGCTGTCGATAGACTAAATAAAGTTCCTGATTACAATGATTTATTAAAAGAAAATAAACAACTAAAAGAAAAACTGGATTGTGATTTACAATGGGCTTTAAAATATGAAAAACAAGTAGGTAATTGGAATAAGTTAAAAATATATATAAAAACTGAAATACCAGAAGATGTGTTCACAGATACCGAATGGTTTGTTTCGATTTTAGATAAAATGCAAGAACTAGAAAGAAGGGATAGTAATGAGTAGATTAGTAAAAATAGTTGATAATAAATATGTCCAAATAGAAGAATATAGAAATCCAAACATCTGTTTTAAGACAAGTGAATATGATGATTTTGAAGATTATTGTACTTTAAGAGAGACATTTGATCCATTTGAAATGTTCTATGAAAATCAAGAATTAAAGAAAAAATATGAAAATGCAGTAGTAGATTATGAAATTACTATGTTTGAAAAAGAACAATTGAATAGTTTAGTAAATAGTTGTCAAGAAGAAATAAGGCAATTAAAGAAACAAGTTGAAGATTATTTTTGGCTAAAAAATCAACATATCAAATCAATATTAACAAAAGAACAAATTGAGCAAATAAGTTACAAGGTTGGTGAGAAAATATGAAGAAGATTTTATTGCTAGTGGTTCCAGTGTTGTTTTTAACTGGCTGTGGAGCTGAGCCAATTAACAAAACTAAAACAAAAAACTTTACTTATTATATTCAAGATAGTGATTTGTTTGATATTTATGTAGACAAGGAAAGCTGTGTCGAATACTTAAGGTATGCCTATGGTTATAAAGGTGGAATTACACCAAGATTGAATGCTGATGGAACTGTAAAACTAAATAAAATTTGTTTAGAAAGTAAATATAATTAAAAAAATAAGGAGGAAATAATGTTAAATTTATTAATATTTAGTGCTGAATTGTTAGGGATTATTGTATGTTGGATTCTAACAATTTTAGTAGTATTTGCTTTTGTAGGTGCAATAGTGAAAATAGATGATTAGGAGGCTGTATGTATAGTATAAAAAGTTATACAAATACTAAGTGTGAGCTAGAAATGGCAAGAGTAAGGTTAAGTTGGTTGATGGATAAGAAAGAAAAACTGTATTGTAAATATTTCCCAATAACCTCTAAAGCTAAAGAAATAATGGTAGACGGAGGCACTACTAATGACAAGATGGCTGGCTATCTTCAAGAACTATATGAGATAGATTTAGGAACTGGAAAAAGCTTAGCTGATGAAATAGAATATCAGCAGCAAACAATTGATAAGCTGCAGGGATATTTAAATGATATGACAGTTGCTCTTTCAAAGATGGAAGGAATAGAATATAAACTATTTTATGAAATAGTAGTTAATGGTACTAATGTTTCAAAATCAGTTGAAAAAGTAGCTGAAGAAAATAACAAGGATATTACTAGCATATGGAAACATTATTATAGAAAAATCAAAAATGAATTAAAAAAAATTGAAAAAATAACAAAACGCCAGTGAAATGCCAGTAAAAAATATTATAAAATGTATTGTAGAAAAGATTAATTAAAATACTAAGTGATTTTAGTTAGTCTTTTTTCGTGTAAAGGAGGAATTTCTAATATGAACGAGATAATTGAAGTAACACCAGATAAAGATGGAAGAATTTTTATAAAATTATATGGTACTAGGTATGAAATAAAAATCAAAGAAGCTAAAAAGCAACAAGAGAAAGAGAAAAAATAGTCATGGCAAATAATACAAAGTATTTAAAAGTCCCAAGCTCGGAGGAAGCTCGTAAAAATGGTAGAAAAGGGGGAATTGCTAGTGGTAAGGCAAGGGCAGTAAGAAAAACGTTCAAAGAGGCTATCAATAGCGAACTTAATGATGCAGAGCTAAGGAAACTGATCAAAGCTATGATAAAACAGGCTAAGAACGGTAATACTAAAGCTTTTGAAATTCTTAGAGATACAGTTGGAGAAAAGCCAGTAGAGAAACAAGAAATTAAGGAAATCAAAAGTGACTGGTTTAAGTGAAAAAATTAAATAAAAAAGCCTTTAATAAGTGGATATATGACATAATAGACGACTATTCCAACCGTATAGAGGTTTACTATGGTGGAGCTGGTAGTGGTAAATCTTATGGTGCTTTTCAAAAAGTATTATTAAAAGCCTTAAAGTCGAAGAGAAGAGTCTTGGTTGTTCGTAAAGTAGGAGCAACACTAAAGGTTTCTGTATGGGCATTAATGTTATCACTCTTAAATGCTAGTGGCATGTATTCCTTTAGCAAAATAAATAAAAGTGACTTTGAAATAGAACTACCAAACGGTTCTATTTTTATTTTTAAGGGATTAGATGATCCTGAAAAGATTAAGTCCATAACGGATATCACGGACATCGTAATTGAAGAGGCTACCGAATTGACGGAGGACGAGTTTACACAGCTAAATTTACGTCTAAGACCGAAAGAAAAGAATCCACAAATATATATGATGTTTAATCCAATTAGTAAAACCAATTGGGTATATAATTATTTTTTTTGTGGAAATAAGCCTGATAATTGCTTGGTTATTTCTACCACTTACAAAGATAATAAATTTTTAAGTAAAGACTATTGCAAAGAGTTAGAAAAATTAAAAGATAGAAATCCAGCATATTACCGAATATATGCGTTAGGAGAGTTTGCTACATTAGATAAGCTAGTATTTCCAACATACACCACTAAAATTATTAGTGATGATGATGTTAAAGGATTACCACGCTGGATTGGACTTGACTTTGGGTATGTTAACGATCCGTCTGCTATAGTAGATGGACGAATAGATACTATTAACAAGAAAATATATGTATGCGGTGAGTATGTGCGAAAAGGAATGCTTAATGATGAGATAGCTGAAACAATGATTAATTTAGGTTTAGCTAAGGATAAAAGCTATGGGGATAGTGCTGAGCCGAAATCTATCGAGGAAATAAGACGTAATGGCGTAAATATAGAAGCAACCGTTAAGGGCAAAGATAGTATTATTCATGGAATTCAATGGATTGGTCAATATGAGCTTATAGTAGATGAACGTTGTTACAAAGTACGTGAGGAACTGGATAATTACACATGGAAAAAAGATAAAAAGACTGGTGAGTATATTAACGAGCCAGTTGATACCTTTAATCATACTATAGACGCTATTAGATATGGTCTAAATAAATACATAAAAGGAACGAAAACACCAAAGGTTTACGCTAAACCTATTGGGCTATAAGGAGGTATAAAAGATGTATACATTACCAAAGGATACAAAGATAACAAATCAAGTATTAAATGATGTAATTGAGTATAACGAGAGATACAAAGACCGTTACAAAATGTTAGAAAACTATTATCTTGGTAAGCAAGCAATAATGAGTCGTACCAAAGAGGATAGATTAAAAAACAATAAAGTAATGATAAATCACGCTAAGTATATTAGTGATACCAACGTAGGATATTTACTTGGTAACCCAGTTGATTATCAAGTTAGCGAGGGCTATGATATAGAGCCATTATTAGACGCATACAAAAAGCAAACTATCAATGACTTGGATAGTGAGATAGCTAAAGATGTGTCTATTTTTGGTTTGCAATATGAGTATGTATATGCTAATGAACAAGCTGAGCCTAAGAGTTGTGAGATAGACAATAAAAACGCTATTATTGTATATGACGATACTGTAGAACACAATAAGCTCTTTGGTTTAATATATCGACCTATTTATAAGGGAGAAACCTTTAAATATTGGGAGATTATATATTGTGATAATAGCGTAATACGTACTTATAAATCATATAGTAAGAGCTTAAATCAAGTAGGACAAGACCAACACCATAAGTTTGGTAAAGTACCATTGATACAATATAAGAATAACCCCGAACTTTTGGGAGACTTTGAGCCAGTTATAACACTAATTGACGCATACAACCTATTACAAAGTGATAGAGTTAATGACAAAGAGCAATTAGTAGACGCTATATTGTGTTTATATGGTATGGACTTTGATAGTGAACAAGCTGAAATGCTAAAAGATAGTCGTATGCTCGCTAATATACCAACTGACGGGCGAGTAGAATATCTAGTTAAAACATTACAAGAGGGAGACGTTGATGTATTAAGGCAAAACCTTGAAAACGACATACATAAAATATCAATGGTACCTAATATGAGCGACGAGAACTTTGTAGGAAATAGTAGCGGTGTAGCTATTAGATATAAGTTATTAGCTTTTGAGCAAAACGTTAAAAATAAAGAGCGTTATATGGAAAAAGGACTAATAGAAAGGTTTGAGCTATATAATAATTATTTAGTTGCTATTTCTAAAATGCAAAATGTTCCTCTAGAGCAAGTAGATGCTATATTTACTAGAAATCTCCCTAGTAATGATTATGAAATCAGTCAAATGATAAACAATTTAGCTGATTTTGTAGATAAGGAGACATTGATTAGTCAATTGTCATTTATAAAAGATGCTAGTGAAATAGTTGAAGCAAAGAAAAAAGAGGATGAAGAAGAATTAAGTAATGAAAGATACAATAATCCTTTTTTATTGAATCAAATGCAAGATGCTAATAATAATGAAGAGGTTTAATGCATGGCTTCTAACAAATATTGGGATGATAGAGCACTTAGACGTTTAACGGATGCTGAGAAAAAAGCTGAATTTTCATCTCAACGCATAAAGAAAATTTATAATCAGGCAAATAGAAACATACAAAGAGATTTAGAAAGTGTTTATGCCAATTATAGTAAAGTTAGTGGCTTGGATGTGCAAAAATTAAAAGAGTTATTGAGTAAAAAAGAAACAGATAAAGTTTGGAAAAACTTAAAGAAAAAAGGTTTAGACAAATATGTGATGAATAACTATAAAGCCCGCATATCTAGATTAGAGAAAATACAAGCTCAAATATACGCTAAGGCTAAGTTAATTTGTACCAAAGAAGAATTGGAACAAACAGCCTGTTATAATGGAATTATCAATGATAGCTATTATAAAACAGTTTATGATACTCAAATGGGAACGGGCTATGATTTTGCATTTAGTAGACTTGATAATAATGTTATAGATGGATTATTAAGCGAGCGTTGGAGTGGAAAAAACTATAGCGAAAGAATTTGGGGTAATACTGATATACTTGCTGATCAGGTTAGTGAAATCGTTGGAGGAGCGTTATTGAGTGGTCAAAGTATTGCTAAAACATCTAAACAAATAAGAGATAGATTCAATGTTGCTAAGCATTATAGTGATAGACTTGTCAGAACAGAAACCAACCATTTTAATAATGAAGCAGATGCATTAGCATATGAAGAAATGGGATTAGACAAATATGTATTTGTTGCTATATTGGATAATAGAACCAGTCCAATATGTCAAAAAATGGATAACAAAGTGTTTGAGTTAAGTGAACGAACCGTAGGTGAGAATTATCCGCCACTGCACCCTAATTGTCGAAGCAAAACGCGAGGATATATAAATGAAAAATACGAGAGAGAATTAAAGAGACGTGCAATAAATCCAGTAACTGGTAAAGCGGAGACAATTGATAATATAAGCTATAAAGAGTGGTTAAACAAAAATAATATTGTTAAACCTATTGAATCAGGTGAGACGTTGAAAGTTACATCAAAAAATGATACAATAACTTCAAGCAATTTACTAGATAAATTAAATATAAATATTAAAGATTATAATCCGTCTGGTAAATATGTTCCTTCTGACAATGACATACAAGAAAAGGCATCTAAGCTATTAAAAATGAATAACAAACCTACTATATTAAATGAAACTGAGTTTAAGCAAGTTGATGGCATAGATGTTGTAAGAGTAGTACACGAATACAATGGAAAAACAGCTCAAGAAATATATGATAATACATTATATGGAGATATTAGATATAGTAAAAGTTTCAATAGTAGTTATGGTAGAGGTATATATTTTGGGGATAAAACGAAAGAAAAAAGCATAATTTCTACATACTCTAAGGGAGATAGCAAAATAATAAATGCTAAGCTATCACCTAAAGCGAATATATTAGAGTTTAAAAATCAAAGTGATTATATAATGGCTGTTACAAAGATGTTGAGAAATGTGCCTAAAGAATTGCAACAATTTTATCAAAGTGAACGTTCTTTATTGTTTATGTTAGAAAAAGTAGACGGAATAAAAATAAAATCAAATGGGTATTATTGTATCTATAATAGAGGAGTGTTGATTATAAATGAGTGATAAATTAGAACAAGTAAAAAATCTAATAATGTATGTAATAGAAAACGAAAACTTGGTTGTTTTTGGCAGTGATGAACACATTAAAATAATTAATTTATTTGAAGATATAAATCACTTAGAAGATATAAAAAATACAAATAATACAGTAATAGATAAAGCCATTGAGTTTATAAAAGATAATAAAAAATTACTAAGTATATTAAATAATGATATTAAAATTGATATAGATGCCATTAAATAAGGTGTCTTTTTTTGTATGTGGAAATCTCACTGTAGAAGCTATTATCTCCTTTCAAATAAGTATCTAATAATCTGGAGTGAGACGCGTAGTTTATGTGGGTTCAGAAACTACTTTAAAAATTGGAATTAAGGTGCAGAGATGCATCTTTTTTCATATATTTAGCCGACGGGCGTAAAACGGAGGAAAGGAGTTGTCTAATTATGGAAGATAACAAGAATACTACTCAAGGTACTAATACAGCTAATGTACCTACAAACGAGGACAAGAATGCTGGAAATAAAACGTTTTCTCAAACTGATATGGATAACTTAGCAGGTAAAATAAGAAGCGAAGAAAAAGCTAAAAATGACCAAGCGATAAAAGAAGCTGTGGCTAATGCTATTGCTGAATATGATAGACAAGCTAAGCTAACCGAAGAAGAACGAGAGAAAGAGGCTAAAAGTAAACGTGAGGCTGAATTGAAAACAAGAGAAGAAAAGATTACTTTACGTGAGAGAAAACTGCAAGCAAAAGAACTATTACAAGAAAAAAACATTCCTACAGAGTTGGTTGATTTTGTAATAGAACTTGATGAAACAAAAACCAAAGAAAACATTGAAAAACTAGCAAAAACGTATAACAAAGCAGTTGAAACAGGGGTAACTGATAAATTAAAGGGTACTCCACCAAAAGACTTTTCTAATAATGAAACGACCGACAAGTCTAAAAAGATTATGTCGGCTTTTTAATGCCAAAAATTAGTAAAGGAGTGATGTGTAATGGCAAGAACAGATGCTTTAAGTATTTATACTGATAGCTCAACAAAAGATAAGTTAGCTGAAACTTATGGAGAAGTAATAGAAGCAGTGCAAAAAGGTGCAATTAGTGAACAAATTAAAAATAAAAATTACAGTGGTGATCCTACTACTGGTAGTGTTGAAATCGATAGATTCAAAAATGCTACAGTTAATGACTTAGGGACAGCAAGAACAGCTGGTAGTGGTGATAAATTAAAGAATACTGGTAAAGTAACAGTTAATGTAGATACTGACAAAGAAATCGTAGAAGAAATAGCTAAAAAAGACATTAAACTATATGGTTTAGATGGTATGGCTGAAAAGAGAAAAACTAACCATGCTAAACGTATGATGGCTTATTTAGATACTGAATTCTTTGCTAAAGCAGTATCTGAAGGTACTGAGCTAAAGAATGTTATTGAAACAAGTATTGAAGAGATTTTAGAGGCTCTAATCCAATCCGTTGAAACTACACAAAATGATTGGGTAGATGGTGTTGATCGTGACATGTTAGTATTAACTGTTAAGCCAAATGTTTATGGTAAGATTAGAAACTATATTGATAAGGTAGATGGAACAGACGGAACTACTGATTATTTCCACGATGTTAGATTATATTCTAATCACAGACAAACAAAAGATGCTATTTGCATGATTGATGGAGCAGTTGCTCAGTTAGTAACAACTGATGAATATGACGCTGAAAAGATACCACTTTCAAACGATATTGCACTTGAATTATTCTTCTCTAAAGGAACAAAGGCAGTTATGCCTGATTTAATCAAATATATTGCTAGTGTTGGTACTGATAATACCGTTAAGGTTAAAGTTACTAATACTGACAAAGACCCAGTAAACACAAAAGCAGTAACAGCTTAATTTAGAAAAGTGAGGTGATTATTCTATGGTCGAAAAAATTAAAACTAATTTAAAAATTATAAATAGAAAAATTGACCAAATAGAAAAAAATAATCCCGATTTAATCGAATTTGTTATACAAACAACCATAGATAGAGTGGAACTTTACTTAGGTTGTGAATTACCTGAAAAATTGGAAAGAATACTATCTCAAGTCGTAAATAATGGACTGAAAAAATGTCTGAAAGAGATAGAAATATCTGAAGAAGATGATACGGCTGTTGACCAAGTTATTACTAGTATTAGTGATAATGGACAGTCTATATCATTTGCTAACGAAACAATAAAATATTTTACAACCAGTAGCGATGAAGAATTATTTACTGGTTTTACTAGTTTACTTAGTAGATATAGGAGGATAAAGGTTGTATATCCCAAAAACAATGAGGACTAAAATAGCAAGTGTATTTTACGACAAAGAGGTTGAGGTATTAGAAAAAGCTACTAACATTGACGCCGAGGGTGGAGTAAATACAAAAGGCTTACAGTCTAAAGATAATTTTAAAGGCAATGTAAGCTTTTCAAAAAACAAGTTGGTTAAGGAAGAATATGGACTTGATTATGATATAGATATAACAATCACAACCGACAAAAAGGTTAAAATTAATGATTTGATTAAATATCAAGAAATAATATATCAGGTTACTGATGTTCTACCTAGCGATAGTCACGTAATGATAGTTGGTGTTAAATGGCATCAGCAAGTATAAAGAATCTGGAACGTCTGACAGCAAAATTAAATAAAATTGCAAACATGGATTTGAAAGAAAGAGTCACCGATGCAACGACTCTTGTTCATGGTCAGGCAGTAAATAATGCTAATTTCAAGAAAGGTTATCAAACCGGACAATTAAGAGGCAGTATTCATATGAAAGTGAAAAAAACATCAGATGGATATCAAGGGATAGTTTATACAAATAATGATCATGCTATGTTTGTAGAATTTGGTACTGGGATTCGTGGTAATGGTTCTTATAAATATAAGATTAATAATGTTAATCTTCGGTATCGTGAAGACTGGACTGGTATGAAGGCACAACCTTATATGTACCCAGCGTTGAAGAGTCAAGAGAAAAATGTAAAAACGATCTTAAAATATGGCGTTCATAAAGAACTAGAGAAAGTTTGTAAAGGAGGCTAATATGTATTTACCTAAAGCCGACATTTATAATTTATTGAAGACACTTGGATATGGAGTTTCACAAACTCAGCCAACAGTCTTTAATGAATTACCATATCTAACATTTAGAGTTATTGGAAACGATAGCTCTTTATTTTTGGATAATTCAATAGCCTTTCAAAATGTTGAGGTTCAAATAGATATATGGGCTGATACAAGTGTAGAGGCAAGTGAAATTCTATCAAAAGTAGAAGAAAAAATGAGAAGCGATTTTTACAACATGACATACAGTGCTGATGTTCCAAACATCGATAATATTTTTCATGTTGTATCAAGATTTTCAAAAAAAATATAAAGAGGAGGAAAAACTATGGCAAAAAATGATGTAAGAGCTATGGGTACTTCGTTAACGAAGAAAAAAAGTGGAAGTGAACAAGCTGATTGGGTAGTAGGAAGTTTAACTTCAATTGGAGAAATAGGAGTAGAAATTTCTGAAATTGATGTAACTACACTTGATAGTCCTGATGGAGCCAAAGAATATATCAGTGGTGATATAGATGCGGGTGAAGTTAGTATTGCAGGTTACATTAAGAAAGCAGACGATGAAACTACTGTAACAAAAATGATGTCACTAATTTCTAGTGGTTCAAAAGAAGATTGGGAAGTTGGTTTCCCAAGTGGAGCTAAGTGGAATTTTGCTGCTTTTGTTAAATCATTCAAAACAACGGAAGAAACAACTGACGGATTAATTGGATTTAGTGGTTCACTTCGAATCAGTGGGTTACCTGTTTATACAGTAAGAACAGGTGAATAATTACAAGGGCTTATGTGGACAAAACCATGTAAGCCTTTATTTTTTTAGGAGGAAAAAGATGAAATTAAATTTAAAATATAATGCTACAAAAGTAGATGAAATCGAAAAGGAAACTGGATTACCTATAGATCAGGCTATAAATGATAGCCGTATAAGTAATCTTATTTTATTCGTACAAAAAGGTTTTGTTGACGAAAACGGAAAACATGGTGTCACTAGAGCAGTAGCACTAGATGTAATTGATAACTTTTTATCAGAAAAAGATAAAGATGAATTGACTTTAGACATAATGGAGGCCTTAGTAGATGCTGGTTTTTTATCAAGAAAGTTGGATGTGGACAAGATGAGGGAAGCAAACAACAAGAGACAAGAACAGTTGAACAAGGAACTAGAGAGAATAACAACAGCCAAATAAATTTTTTTGGTGATTTATGGAGAAGCGAAGAAGAAAATGCTATCAGAATCGGATTGGATTTGGAATACTTTTGGAGATTAACACCAAAAAAATATGCAAAACATGTAAAAATCTTCAACGAAAAAGAAAAGGCAAGAGTGGAAGAAAAAGATAAGTTAAATCATATTTTTGGAATTTATATCTCTTATGCAGTTAATAATCCAAAGGAATACCCTAAAAAGCCATTTTTATCTTCAAAAGTGGAAGAATTGAAAGAAATGACAGCTAGTGATATGGAACGTCAAGCTAAATTAAACACAATAATGCAAGGAGGTGTAATAAAAAATGAAATTAGATGAACTGCAAGTACTAATTACAGCTAACACAGCAGCTTTAAGGAGCGAAATAAGTAGAGCACAAAGTGGATTGAACAATCTATCAAAAACGTCTGATAGAACAGCTAATGCTGTTACAAAAGGTTTCAATTTTATAAAAGCAAGTGTACTTGCTGTGGGATTAGGTGCCTTATTTAAAGAAATCACAGGTGGATTAGACAGTGCAATTAGCCGTGTTGATATTTTAAATAACTATACAAAAGTAATGAGTAATTTAGGTGTAAATGGTAATGATGCTACAGTATCTATAAAGAAATTAAGTGATGCTTTAATTGGACTACCAACAACTCTAGACAGTGCTGTATTATCTGTTCAAAGGTTTACAAGTGCCAACGGTAATGTAAAAGCTAGTACAGAAATGTTCTTAGCTCTAAACAATGCTATCTTGGCTGGTGGAGCATCAACTCAGATTCAGGCTACTGCTCTTGAACAATTGTCACAATCTTACGCCAAAGGCAAACCTGATATGGTTGAATGGCGTAGTGCTTTGACGGCTATGCCTGCACAGTTAAATCAAGTAGCAAAGGCTATGGGGTATATTGACAGTACAGCTCTTGGAGAAGCTCTTACTAACGGCAAAGTTTCAATGAATGACTTTATGACTACTGTTGTAAAGCTAAACAAACAAGGTGTGGCTGGGTTTAATTCATTTGAAGAACAAGCAAGAAATGCTACAGGTGGAATCTCTACTTCAATCACAAATGTAAAAACAGCTATGACAAGAGGTATGGCGGACATAATGAACGCTATAGGGCAATCAAATATCGCAGGATTTTTTCAAAATATTGCTAAAGTCATAAATAACACAGTCCCATATATAACTGCGTTTGTAAAAATTTGTTCTACTTCAGTATCATACATTAATGCTTTGTTTGGTGGAAAATCAAAGAAAAAAGTAGATTCTACAACTAACTCGTTAAATAATTTAGGAACATCAGCCGGTTCAACTACATCTAAGGGATTAGATAAGGCAACTGGTAGTGCTAAGAAATTAAATAAAGAATTAAATGGTCTAGCCTCATTTGATGAAATGAATGTTCTAACAGAAAGTAAGAACAGCAGTTCAGGTGATAGTAGTGGAACAGGTGACTTAAGTGGTATAGATTTAAGTGATTTTGATGCTACAATTAGTGATACAAGTAATGCAGTAGATAAATTGTATGACAAAATGTTAAACACTTTAAAATGGTTTGCTTCAGACATGAACTTTAATCCATTAGTTGATAGTTTCAAAAACTTAGGTGATTCTATTGATTATTTTACAAAAGGAAACAGTAAATTGTTAAAAGATTTTATAGCAAATTGTTTAAAACCACTTTCAACTTGGACGGTTAATAAGGCTTTACCAGAGTTCTTTAACACGACTGCTACTGCTATAAAAGGAATAGACTTTGATGTAACTTCTAAAACGCTAAATAATCTATATAAAAACATTGTACCTTTTACGGAAAATGTGGGCGAAGGACTCTTATGGTTTTATAAAGATGTTTTAGTTCCAGTTGGTTTATGGAACACTAATAAGGTGTTACCTGAGTTTTTAAATTTAGTAAGTAATGGAATAAAGGTATTAGATAATACAATAGACGGATTAAAACCATCAGCTAATTTTTTGTGGAGCAATTTTTTATCCCCTTTAGGAAAGTGGACTGGTGGAATAGTCGTAACTGTCTTAAAAGATATAAATTCAGTACTTACTCTTATTTCTAAAAATAAAGTTGCTAGTACTATTGTTACTGTTAGTACAGGATTTAAATTGCTAGAGGTATCAGGTTTAACTGCTAAAAGTATACTTACTAAAATTGGAACTAGTATTACAAATTTATCATCAAGAAATGATTTACTAGGTAAATCATTTAAAACAGCAACTAGTGGAATAAGTAGTTTCTTGTCACCTACGAAAAAGTTAATAACAACAATTAAAAGTGCATCTACAGTTGCAGGACAATACACTACAAAAATAGAAGCTATGATGACGAAAGGTGTTGAAGCTACTAAAAAGACAAATGGTTTTAAAACAACTATCGAAACTCTGACAGCTAAAGTTAAAAATGCTAAAACTGAGTTTACCAATTTCACCACAAAAGTATCTAATGGTATTCAAACTTGGTACAATACATCATCAGCAATAGATAAGGTTAAAGTAGGATTAACTGGTCTAGCAGGTAGTGTAGTTTCTTTGCAAGGTTTTAGTCAGGCTATGAAACAAATGTCAGAAGAAGGAGTAAATTTTGGGAATGTTGCTACTAGTGTTGTTAGTGGATTAGGCTCTATTGCTTCTGCTACCATGACTGGTGTTTCAGTCGGTGGTGTATATGGTGGAGTTATTGGAGGAATAGCAGGTACAATTGGTTTAGTAATTAGCGGACTATCTAATTGGAATACGCAAAGTGCTAGTTTAACTGCATCTTTAGAGAATAGCTCAGCAATTTATAAAAGTTATCAAGAACAGATGGACAATATTACAAATAGTCTTAATTCGTCTATCACTGCTTCACAAAAAAATATAGAAGTTAAGATGACAGAGATAGCTAATGCTCAAGAGTTATCTAGCGAAATGGAAAGTTTTATTGATGTAAATGGTAGAGTTAAAGCTGGTTACGAAGAAAGAGCAAATGTAATACTAACCACACTAAATAATGCTTTAGGAACACAACTTACTTTAGAGGGAAATGTTATCAAAAATGGTAACGAAATAATTTCTTCTAAAGAACAATTCATTGACGTTGTAAACCGTAGTGCTGATGCCATTGAAAAGGAAACAATGCTTCAAGGTTACCAAGCTCAATATAAGGCAGCAATTGAAGCTCAAATAGATGCAAAGAAAGCCTATAAAACATGTTTAGAAGAAGAACAGAAAGTCTTAGAAAAGGCAATAAAAGCATACAACGAGCAGGGAGGAGAAGCAGTAGATTTACAAGAAATATATAATGACTCAGCTGCTAAAACTAAAAAAGCAAGTGAGCAATATCAGAGTGTTTTAAATGAAACTAATGGTGTAATTAAAGGACTAAAAGATGTTACTAAAAGTTATGCCAATGATTCGGCTAATGAACTTGGAAAGACTATTGAAAAAGTTACAAGTTCCAATAAGAAATCAACTAAAGAAATAGAGGTTAACTACAAGAGTACTACAAACACCATAAAAGAAATGTTAAATCAAACTGCTAAGGCATCAGAAAAGGCTAAAAACAGTCTAGATGAAATGAGAAAAAAAGCAAGTATGCCTATAAAAGCAAGTGTAACTCTTGACACGAGTCCAGCTCGAATGTGTTGGAATTCATTAGCTAATGATATTAATAAATCAACCAATTTAAAAAGTGGTTTTAACGTTCATGTTAATACGATACCTAAATTTGCGGTTGGTGGAATAGTTGATAAGCCAACGTTTGCTATGATAGGTGAAGCAGGAAAAGAAGCTGTAATACCACTTGAAAGAAATACTGGCTGGATTGATGAATTAGCATCTAAGCTATCAGTTAAAGGTGGTAATGGTAGTAATAAACCAATTCAATTAGTTGTAAATCTTGGAAATGATACTCTTTACGAAAGATTTATTGATTATATGAATGAAAAAGGCTTTGAAATGAATGGTGAGGTGTTTGATTTATGATTTATAACGGAGATTTAATTAAAATAAATGGTAGTAAAATACAGAGCATTAAAGAATATAAAGTTGGTAGGAATAAACTTTGGAAGGATTCTGATCGCAACATGAATGGTGAGGTAAGAGCTACATTAATAGGCATATTTCCTAAGATTGAACTTAGTATAGGTTATACCACACAAAATCAACTTTCTGAACTATGTCAAATATTCGACCAAGCATATTTTACGGTCGAGTATTTTGATGTTAGAGTGCAAGGAACAACTACAGCTAAATATTATGCTAGTGATTATACTGTTGAGCTTGACAATAAATTAAAGGGTAGATATAAACCTTTTACTGTTTCTTTAGTGCCTGTTGCTAGAAGGAGTTATAAATGATAAGTGTAAGTAACGAATTTAAAACAGCTATGAAACAACCGGTAAAAGAGTTAGCTGCTTACATAATGGTAGATGAAGATACTAAAATTACCAGTGCTGACGACTTGATCCAAATAAAAGTAAGTTGCGATTCTGGTCTATGCAAAACAGCCATGAGAAAATTAGAGGGCAAATATTTAGGGCAACATAATTTACTAGGTAAATGGGTACATGTCGGTTTTGGAGTGAAAACAACTGATGGTACCTTTGAGTACCTAGATTATGGTTCTTTTTTAATTACTGAGATAACTACTGTCAAAGATACCGAAGTAACTACAATTACCGGATATGATCAAATGGTAAAATCTATGGTAACATACAATAAAATGTTGCTAGATTACCCAATTGCTCTTTATGACTATACAAAAAAAATATGTGCTAGCTGTGGATTAACACTTGGTAATGAAAATTTTACAACTCATAATGACTGGCAAATCACAAAAGATTTGTGGGAAAACATTAGTGGTATTACCTACCGTGATATTTTTACTCAAATTGCACAAGTGACTTGTAGTACTTGTATGATTAGTAATGATGATAAAGTTTATTTTAAATCACTCAAAGATACTAGTGAAGTTTTAACTTATGATAATATGAGAAAATTAAAATTAGAACCAATATATGGAGAGATAAACAGTGTTATATTATCACGTACACCGCAAGAAGATAATATTTATATGAGGGACGAAGATAGCATCAAAACTAATGGTTTAACAGAGTTTAAAGTAGAAAATAATGAGATTATTGATAAAGATAGAGATAACGCCATTACACCGATATATGAAGCGTTACACGGTATTAGTTATTATCCATTTGAAACAACAACAGAGGGCTTAGGTTGGTATGAGATAGCCGATGAAGTAGATATAATAAATGATACTGAAGATAGTTTTAACTGCGTTGTGTTTAATTTTAGTATTACTATCGATGGTGGAATCAAAGAAATACTAAAAGCATCGGCAGAAACAAAGACACAAACTCAATATCAATATGCTACTACTATAAATAAGCGAGTAAAAAATACAGAAATTATTGTTAACAAACAAGAACAAAATATAACTCAACTTGTTACTGATATGTATAATGAGGACGGTATAGTTCAAAAAAACTTTACTAAAATATATCAAGATGTAACTAATATTGTTAACAGCGTTCAAAATAGTGGTGGCAGTAATTTGATAAAAAATTCTGTTATGTTTGCTTATGACAATAACAACGTTCCAAACGATTGGGTTGTCAGCAATGATGGTACTTTAGTTATAAATAGTAGTGCTGAAGCCTTAAACAGCGGTAGTTTAAGTGGTCATGTTTTTACTTTATTAGGCAAAATAGTAAAGCAAAAAGTAAACGTTAAAGCTGACAGTGATGATGAAGAAAAAACTTGTTACACATTCAGCACGAAAATAAAAAAAGATGCAACTGGTACTTGTTATGTAAAATTATCTAATTCAAATGAAGAATACAAAATAGAACTTGGAGAAGGAGAAAGTAGTTTTTATGGTGATTACGAAATAAAAGCTCTCTTGCCTAAGGATAGTTATTATGATATTGAATTTTATGGTAGTGCCGATAGTAATGCAACATTTACTGACAATATGTTTGCAATAGGTGAATACAAGACTCAATGGTCTCAAGCAAGTGGTGAAATAATGAATACTCAAGTAAATATAAATGTTGACGGTGTTTTAGTTAAATCTTCAATCTACGATGGTGATTATACAATCATGTCACCACTAGAATTTGCTGGTTATTCTAATATTAATGGAGTAGTTACTAAAGTATTTAGTTTGAATAAAGATACTACTTCAGTAAAAAAACTAGAGGCAGAAGATGAAATAAAAATGTCACCAATAAAAATCGTTCCTATCACAAGTGGCGATTTACAAGGATGGGCATTTGTACCTAGCATTGGAGGTGTTAACTAATGGCAACTGTTGTAGGAACAACTTATTTAAATGGTTGTAATTATCAACTAGCTTATGATTTATTAAGTCAAAACATAGAAAATAATACATCCACAGTTAGATTGTATGGAATCTTAAATGTAACTAATAATTTTGTATCTTGGAGTCGTGGAACAGCTAGTGTACATACTGAGAGTACAGGTATTGGAACTTATTATGCTAAAGGCTCTCATACTTTGATAACTAAAGATTTTACTTGGAATCATGATAGTTCTGGTAACTTTAGTTCTTACATAGGTGCTAGTTTATCAACAACTTTTGTTAGTGGGTCGACTGGTGGTGTAATAACCTTGCCATCTATTCCAAGACAAGCAAATGTCACAAGTGCGACTGATTTTACAGATGAGCAAAATCCTACAATAACGTTTAATAATCCGGGAGGTTTCAGGATAAATGCAAGGTTAGAATTTGCAGGCACTAATATTCAGCGTGATAATATTCCCAATACTGGTAGTTATACTTTTAATTTAACAGATGAAGAAAGAAATCTATTAAGATGTAAATGTACTAGCAATTCAATGGGAATTAGAGAAGTAATAGGTACTTGTGTATCAGGTACTACAGAAAGTTTTTGGAGTTGGCAAGATAAAATAATGACTATAGTAAATGCTAATCCTGAATTTACTGATTTTAGTTTTAAGGATGTCAATGATGAAGTGGTTGCTATAACTGGTGATGATCAAGTGTTAGTAAAAGGACTATCAAACTTAGAACTATTGATTAGCTCTAGTAATAAAATGGTAGCTAAAAAACAAGCAACTGAAAAAAATTATATTGCTACTATTGATAATATTAATATTAATACTGACTATAGTGAAGATAATTTAACTATAAATCTAGGAACAATTAATGCAAGTGGTACACATAGATTAAACGTTAGAGCTTATGACAGTCGTAATAACTCGACTCTGGCATATAAGGACATAAACATTTATGATTATAGCAAACCAGTAATAAATGCTAGTGTTACTAGATTAAATAATTTTGAAAATCAAACAACTTTAAAAGTTGAGGGAACTTATTCAAAGTTGACAATCAATAACGCTGATAAAAATATTGTTAAAACATTACAATATAGATACCGCGAAGCAAACGGTACTTGGAGTAGTTGGAAAACACTAACAAGTACTATAGAGAACGGTAAATTTGCTTGTAATGATGTAATATTATCTTTAGACAATACAAAATCATTTGATTTTGAAATACAAGCTATAGATAGATTACAAACTACTGTAGTATTGCTAAAGGTTGCTATAGGAGAAGCTATTTTTTTTATTAGTAGCAATAAAAAAGCTTGCTATATAAATGGACAAGAGATTTTAACATACAATATTGTTGAAAGTTGGGAGGAATAGATGAATAAACTATTGACTAAAATAAAAATTATATTTACACTTATACATACATACATACATACATACATACATACATACATACATACATACATACATATGGCTTACGTCAAAGGAAGGAGGTATGCTTATTATTTAAGCTTATCTCTTTTTTATGTACCTCTTGTAAAGGAGGTTATTGTTTAGGCGGTGGCTTATATGGGGAGTAAGGGTGTCAAATTTAAAGATAGTAACGGTAACGCTGTTTATCCTTGTCCTTATTACCCAGTCGGCTCGATTTACATGTCGGTTAATAATATAAATCCCGCTGAATTCTTTGGTGGTACATGGGAACAAATAGAAGATAAATTTTTATTAGCATGCAGTGACACATATAAAAATGGTTCTTTTGGCGGTAGTGCCAGTCATGTGATTAAGCAAGAAAATTTACCAGCTAGAACTACTATGGCTTTACATTATAGTGGTGGATTATTAAGTTATTCACAATGGACTGGAGGTCAAGTAGGTAGTGGTTTTTATAATTCTTGTCTTAATGATTTTGGACTAGCTAGTGATAAACCAATCTCTCATATGCCCCCTTATTTAGCAGTTTATATTTGGAAACGTACAGCCTAAATAAAAAATAAATATGGCTAAAAGTATACAATTAAAAAATGCAAGTAATGAAAAAATATATCCACACTCATATTATCCAATTGGGTCAATATATCTAAGCGTTACTGATATTAACCCTAGTAAATGGTTTGGCGGAACGTGGGAACAAATAGCACAAGGTCGTACTTTGATAGGGGTGGATACAAATGATTCTGATTTTAATACAGTAAAAAAAATTGGTGGAGAAAAGAAACATAAATTAACTATTAACGAAATGCCTAGTCACAGTCATACCAAAAACAGTGTTGGTTGGACAGGCAGTGGTGGCTTTTTGGTTGGTTCTGGAACATACACAACTTTAGATTTTGATAAAGATACAGGATTAACTGGCTACACCGGTGGAAATCAAGATCATAACAACTTACCGCCTTACTTTACTTGTTATATTTGGTGTCGTATTGCTTAAATAATAAGCTAATAATATGGCTAAATCGATTAAATTTAAAAACGAAATTTATTTAGACAGTGCAAGTATTACACATAATCAAATAAAACTAAATGATATTTTGAATTATTCAGTAAATCCAGTTGAAATAGGAAAATGGATAGATAATAAAAAGAAAGTATATAAAAAAGTAATATATAGTGATAATGAAAATGCTGATTCAATATTAATTAATTTTAATTTTGCGGACATGATATTAAATATTTATGGCTTTGCCATTATGAGCGATGGCTCATTTTACTTCATTAATGGTGGTAATGCAAGTTATGCTGATAATAAGGAATGGTTTTTGCACGCTACATGGTTACCTAAAACCAATGATTGGAAACCCGGCTATATTTATCTTTTTCCAAGTTGTAGTTTAAAAGATGAAAGAATAACAAAATATTATTTAGTAGTGGAATATGTACAGTGAAAGAAAGGAAAAAGAAATGGAAATAATTACAAATTTACAGTTTTCACATAAGTACTGGGAAATAGTACTACCATTATTCTTGATGGTAGCAGATATTATTACAGGCTATTACCAAGCTTGGAAGAATAAGCAAGTTAAGTCTACAAAAATGCGTGATGGAATAGGCAAAAAACTAGCTGAGATTATCTATATAGTTGTAGGTATAGTAATAGGCTTAGCTTTTAATATAAAATTCATTGGACAATTTATTAGTCTATATATCGTGTATATGGAATTGGTTAGCATAGCTGAAAATTGTAAAAAACTTGGTGTAGAAATGCCAGAGAAGATAAAAGAAAAATTAAATAATGAAGATAATGCACAGTAAACCGGACTTTTTTGTGCATTTTTTAGAAAGGAGTTATTAATATGATAGAACTGACGAGAGGTGATACCTGTTGTTTAAAGTTTGCTAGATTGAATAACAGAAATGAGATAATTAAAGAAAAAGCAGATGAGGTGTATTTCACTGTAAAGCCTTTTATAGGTGCAAAGAAATATGAATTTCAAAAGAGATTGTCAGATAATACAATAACATTTACAGACGATGGATATTATCATTTTACAATAGAATCTAATGATACAGACAATTTACCTATTGGCAATTATTATTTTGATATCGAGGTTAAAATTGGCAACTATGTCAAGACAATTTCTAAAGGAAAACTAAAACTGACTTATGAGATTACTGAAAGGGGAGACGAGTATGTATAAAGAAGAAAACGATAAACTTGTTGAGATAGAACAAGAAAATATAACTGTATTAAAAGGTGGTAGTACTGATTATAAAGAATTAGAGAATAAACCATCTATAAATAATGTTACACTTGTCGATAATCTAAGTCTAGAAGATTTAGGAATCAACAATTTTAGTGGCAATTATGCTGAATTGAAAAACAAACCAACTATTCCAGCAAAACTATCTGATTTGGAAAATGATAGTGATTTTATTTCAGCCGAAATAGACCCTACAGTGCCAGATTATGTTAAAAGTATAACAGAAGCAGACATAAAAAATTGGAATAAAGAATATCAATTACCAGTAGCTTCACCAACAACTTTAGGAGGTATTAAGGTAGGTAATAATCTTAGTATAGACCAAGATGGCACATTGAATGCAGAAAAGAGTACTCAAAGTTATACAGAATTAACAAACAAGCCTAAAATTAATAATGTTGAATTAGACGGAGAGAAAAGTTTAAATGATTTAGGAATACAAGCTCAAGGTAATTATGCTACTAAAGAGGAATTGCCCACTAAGACAAGCCAATTAGAAAATGACAGCAACTTTATTTCAGAAATACCAGTAGCTTCTGCTAGTACTCTTGGAGGGATTAAAGTTGGAGATAATCTTGAAATAACAGCAGATGGAGTATTAAATGCTTTAGGCGGTGGCAGTACAGGAATAACAATTTTAGAGGGAACAGAAGAAACACCAGTTAATTTGCAAAACTTGACTGAAGCAGGGCTTTATTTTGTTAAAAATTGTTATGTTACAGCTCCACTTTATTCAAAAAACAGAACAGACAGACTCATAATTAACTCAAGCACACCCAACAACGTGATACAAATGTTTATAAGTACAGACAGTTCAGGTCGTTTTTATTGGTATTCACGCATGTACAATAAAATAACTAAGAGATGGGATAGAGAAGATTTCTCATCTAGGTACAATGATGTAACAGATTTAAACGATGACTCAAACTATTATAATGGAAGAGCAATACTTAGCTACTATGGTAAAAAGACAAAATTAGAAACTACTAATAAGAATGATTTAGTAGAAGCTATTAATGAGCTAGTAACAAGAGTAGCTGCGTTGGAAAAAAAGGCTGGTGAATGATATGGAAAAGGAAATAGTAACGCCTGTTGAAGCAATAATTGAAAAAGAAGTTACTGCAAATGAAATGAAAAAAATTGAAGAAGAAAGCGAGGAAGACTAATGAACTTTCAAGATTTTGTTAATAGAACTTTGGGAAAAGCAATAGATGTAGATGGAATGTATGGATGCCAATGTGTAGACTTATTTAATTACTTTAACAGACTATATAATAATGTCTATATAAATTGTAGACCGAGTGGTTATGCACGCTCTATAGCTCAGAATAAGGTTAATAACGGTATATTAGATTATTACGTAGAAACAACTATTGATAATATGATTTTTGGTACAGTAGTTGTTTGGGGTAATTGCAAGGTAGCTCCAAGCTCACATGTTGGTTTCTTTTTGGAAGATAACGGAAATGGAACATTCAAATGTCTACAGCAAAATGCCCCAAAACCGTATGTTACAATCAGTAATATGCGTTATGATGGTATTATAGGATCTTTTATTCCTAAGCAACTAATAAGTCATCAAGAAACTAAAAAAGAAACAGATCAAATACTAACAGTTGGCTCTAAAGTTAAGTTTAATGGGATATTTACAGTAAACTGTTTAGATATTCCACATAATTTGTTTGGTAGCAATCAGTTGACGGGTAGAATAATAGCAAACTACCATTGGTTGCCTAGTAGACCTTTTGTAGAGGTTGATAAGAATGGGAATCAAACAAATGACCAATTATTAGGTATAGGAAGTTTGATAAAAAATGATGAAATATATACAGTGTTAGATATAGATACTAAATCTAATTCTGCTAAAATAAATATAGACGGTAGAGATGTATGGATATTTAGTAAAAATCTATATGAAGTAAGTAATTAAGAGAACTCAGGTTACTAATAATAGTAGCTTGAGTCTTTTTTTGTTTTTTCTGAAATTTGTGAAATTAAATTGAATTTCTAAAATTCACTCTAAATTTATACTGAATTTGTTAAATTCAGGGTACTTATTAGCAATAAAATGCAAAATTCATTGTTTTCATAGCCTGAAAATGCAAAATTCGGTTCTTTGACTAGAAATAGAAGATGTGTTATTATCATTTGCCGAGAGGAGGAAAATGGT